ACGAGGACGAAGAGGATGAAATGATGGAAGAGTACGACATCGAAGAAGATGTTAATGCTCTTCTTGACGGTGAGAATCTTTCTGAAGAGTTCCAAGAAAAGGCAAGAACAATCTTTGAGGCTGCTCTTCGTTCCAAAGTTTCTGAAATTAAAGAAACTCTTGAAGAGCAGTATTCTAATGTTCTTGCAGAGGAGGTCGAAGAAATTAAGGCCGAACTTGCAGAACGTGTAGATTCATACCTTGAGTATGTTGCTGACGAGTGGATTTCTGAAAATGCACTCGCAGTCGAACAAGGTCTTAAGACTGAAATGACCGAATCATTCCTCCAAGGAATGAGAGGTCTTTTTGAAGAACATTATGTAACAATCCCTGAAGAAAAATATAATGTACTTGAGAGTATGGTAGAAAAACTTGATGACATGGAGACTAAACTCAACGAGCAAATCGAAAAAAATATTTCACTCAACAAGCGTCTCGCAGAGTCGGTTGCTGATGGAATTTTTGAACAAGTATCTGATGGCCTTGCTGCTACTCAGAAAGACAAGCTCGCTTCACTTGCCGAAAGTGTTGGGTTTGAAAGTGAATCAGAATATCGTGAAAAACTGGAGACTTTAAAGGAATCATATTTTCCTTCAAGAACAATCTCCCTATCAGCAAGAACTGAAACATTGTCCGAAGGTCTAGATAGTACTCCAGAATCTATTTCTGGTCCAATGTCTGGTTATCTTAAGACTCTTTCAGCATTCGGCAAATAATTGAATTTAATATAATTCAAACAAAAACAAACACTTAACAAAAGGTAAACGCAAATGTTCCAATCAGAGCATCTGCAGGAAAAGTGGGCACCACTCCTCGACTATCAGGGTCTTGATTCAATCAGAGATTCTCACCGTAGAGCTGTCACCGCTGTCCTGTTAGAAAACCAAGAAAGATTTTTAAGAGAAGAGCAATCATTCCAAGTTGGAAACCTTTCCAACCTTATGGAAGCACCAACTAACGCTGTTGGTAACGGTGGATTTACTGGAGGATCAGCAGCTGCTGGCCCTACCGCAGGTTTCGATCCCGTTCTGATCTCATTGATCAGACGTTCAATGCCTAATTTGATCGCCTATGATATTGCAGGCGTTCAACCAATGAGTGGTCCTACTGGACTCATCTTTGCAATGCGTTCACGTTATGTGAACCAGAATGGTACTGAAGCATTCTTTAACGAAGCAGATTCTTCGTTCTCTGGTCAACCAGCAGGACTTGATGATGCTAATGGATTTACCAACGGTGCCGTTGGTATGGGTACTACCACACAAGGTGGAACTAATCCTTCAGTTCTAAACCCAGTTGGTACTGCTACTTCAACAGCATATAACGTAGGTCAAGGTCTGCGTACAGATTCTGCTGAAGGTCTTGATGGTACTGGTGGTGATGCATTCAACCAGATGGCATTCTCAATCGAGAAAGTCACTGTTACTGCAAAGTCACGTGCTCTGAAAGCTGAGTACTCACTTGAGCTTGCTCAGGACCTCAAGGCAATTCACGGTCTGAATGCTGAAGCAGAATTGGCAAATATTCTCTCCACAGAGATTCTTGCTGAAATCAACCGTGAAGTCATCAGAACCGTCTATAAGGTTGCTGAACAAGGTGCTGTACAAAACGTTTCTACACCTGGAATCTTCGACTTGGATATTGACTCCAATGGGCGTTGGTCAGTTGAGAAGTTCAAAGGACTTCTGTTCCAAATCGAGCGTGATGCTAACGCAATCGCACAAAGAACTCGTAGAGGAAAGGGCAACATGATTCTCTGCTCCGCAGACGTTGCTTCAGCACTGACCATGGCTGGCGTTCTTGATTACACCCCAGCACTCAACGCTAACCTTAACGTTGACGACACCGGCAATACTTTTGCTGGTACTTTGATGGGCAAATTCCGCGTATACATTGACCCATATGCTGCTAACCTGACGACCGCTAACGGAACTCCTGGTAATCAGTATTATGTTGTTGGTTATAAGGGTTCTTCCCCTTATGACGCAGGACTCTTCTACTGCCCTTATGTTCCTCTCCAAATGGTTCGTGCCGTTGGTGAGAACAACTTCCAACCAAAAATTGGATTTAAGACCCGTTATGGAATGGTTGCAAACCCATTCGCTGAAGGCACTGCTCAGGGTCTTGGTGGTCTTTCAATTAATGCAAACCGTTACTATCGTAGAGTTGCGGTCAAAAATCTGATGTGA